GGATAAACATCTTCACGCTTTTCTGCGTGGTTGATAATTCCACCATTGAAACGGCGGCGTAGCGAAGTAGGCTTGTAGTATTGGTCTACAAGTAAATCAACGATTGAATAACCTCTCATTATTCACTCTCCTTTTTGATAGTAGCGGATAGGATTTCAAGCGCCTCTTTTTTAGACGCTTCACGTTGTTCAATAACGTGTTTTTTGAATTCTTCTAAATTCATTATTTAGCACACTCGCAATCTTTATGAGTAGGGATAGAAAATAAATACTTTAGCAAAGCCTTACGCTCTGANAAAGAAATTTCGGGGTGAAAGTTTTTCACTCCNCCGTGTTGATAATCAAACACAATTTTATTGAAAGTTTTTTCGGATAACATTATTACATCACCCAACTTTCTTGAGTGTATGATAACCACTCACCAAGAGTCATCAAACCCTTGTATTCATTACATTTTCCGCAAAAGATTTCATTTGCGTAGTCTGAGCAAAAAGCGCAGACGATTAGATTTGCCTCATCGGCACTTACATTTGAGAGAGTAATCTCTCTGATTAGTGTAGTCATTATTGACCACCTTTCTTGAAATAACCTTTATTTCATCTTGATACCTAGTATCCTACCACCTACCACTGACATTTTGACCCCTTTTTCGGGCGTGTCGGAAAACTATTTTTGTGATTTAGGTCATGTGGATAACTTACGCTCAAATTCCAGGGGTTTTCCACACCTGTGAATAAAGCTGTGGATAACGCCCGCAAAAGACTGCGGGCCGAATAATTATGCATTTTCGTGAATAATTATTCGCCTTTTATTTTATTTATTACACGCCTCTAAAAATTTATCTGCGTTAAATTGCGAATTATCTTCCGCAAACATTGACGCAAAATCATCAACTAGATCGTGATAAGTAAACTCATCACCGATTAAATCTTTATAACTAGAAAGAATATCGGCGGTCTTTACATAGTCTTTTCGTGTCATCATTTTAATTTAACCCATTTTCTTTTATGTCTTTTATTACGGCGATTAGTAGCGGGATAGTTACCCCCGCTAATAGTAATTGAACGGCGGTAGTTAGTAAGCGATTAGTAGTCATTAGTTATTCTTCTTCCATTTATAAATCTTGTAAGCAATTAGCGCAATAGTAGCGGGTATAATTACTTGCCAAGATAAAGCGATATAGCAGACATAGGTATCAAACTCTAAGCCGTAGTCATTTAGTTCTAGTGTCATTTATTTTATTCCTAACATAGTAGCGACATTATCTAATTCTTCATCTGTAAGATGGTCTAACTCAATAGCCTTAGAGAAACCGAAGAAATCTTCTTCATCTTCTTGTTCTACTTCATCTACATCATCTAAGTGGCGATAAGCATCTGCTACATCTGCCTGAATAGTATCCCATTTAGTCATCATTACTTTACCTCTACTCCTCTTACATTGTAGGTAAATCCCTTACCTAGTTTATTTAGTTCTTCCATTACTTTTAGTAGTTCATCTGCGCTAGTAGCCTTGTTATCTACTGATAGTAGGTTAGCGCCTTGCCATAGTGAGTATGTTATTGTCATTTTATTTTCTATTCTTTCTGTTAGTAGTTATTAGTTAGTGGGTCTTATTCGCTAGGCTCACCTTTCGGATTATTTGCTAGGCTCATACCCTTATTTAGTTATGGTGTAACCTTATCATAGGTTACTGACATTTAGGGGGATTTAGCCCCTAGTGTCGGTGTGAGTTACCTCACATTTACTAGGGCGTGTGTAGCGTAGTTACCGCCACACATTACGCATAGTGTCCAAGCGGTTACTCTACCGCAACCATTAGAACACGCCACATAGTGGCTAGGTGTATGGTAGTCGTTACGACTTTCCCAAATACGATTAGTCATATTAGTTAGCCTTTCTATTAGATAGAACCCAAGCGGACTCATTAGGTGATAGATACTTATGTGAGATTAGGTTCTCACTAGCAACCATATAGACATATGCCATACGGCTTATGTAGTTGCCATTAGATAGGCGAAAGATATTTTTATCCTTAGTGTTACTAGAGGACATAGGGTGAGTAGGTTCTACTACTACTGATACTGAGTGAGTCATTTTGACTCCTTTCTTGTTACTAACCTTTAGTAACTTTCTTTATATATAAAGCGTAACACGGGGCACTGACATTTTCAAGCACCAACACTAGACAAATCGGACATTTTGAAAAAAAAGTTGGTGATTAGCGTCACAATTAGCCTAATATGGGCGCACTATATAGACAAAACGGACATTTATAAACTCTGGATCATACAAATAAAATCTCTATTAACATTTTAGTAAATCTGATATTGTGGTTGACTGAAATATATAGTAGAATGATCACATGATAAAAAGCGGGAACCGAATATAAAGCTTTACCTAACAAGCCTTAAGTAAAGGCTAAGGGGATATAGCTTAATCTGGTTAAAGCATTTGTCTTATATACAAACGACTCTGGGTTCAAATCCCAGTATCCCTACTACATAAAAATATTTTTAAAACTCTTGACCTAGCAAATTTTATAATGTTATACTTAAGACTGGTTTGTGGGGGCTTACACTGAAACTCATAATGACGGAAATGTGTAGCTTCTCTATCCTACAAAATTGATTTTAAATTTTGGGGGGTAGGGGGGCTTTCCTAAAATCTAAAAATCTGGAAATGTAATTAAAAGAAATATATATCATATATATCTTAGTTGACTAGAATATAGATAGAGTATACAATAAAACAATGGCTGCTAATAGAACTGTTACTTGTGATAAATGTGGGCGGGAGATCGAAGTAAGATCTGGATTTGCCCATGCAACACTATATAACCACTATAGAGCATGTAAATGAAAAAAAATATTTTTTTAACATTTTGTTAAATCTAATATTGTAGTCGACTAGGATTAATATAATGATTAAATGTGATTTCTGTGATAATCAAAAGTATGTTGAAAGATTAAACAGTAAAGGTGTGCTAGAGAATTACTGTGTAAATTGTATTGATAAATTAAAAAGGCGGGAAAGCTAGAAAACTCTCTTGCTATAATTAAGCTATATGAGACACTCTTGTAGGTATTACCTAGGATGAAGTCCGAAAAGCTCTCTATAGCCAAGCAGAAGGCTCATTTGGCTACATATATCAGAGACCTTAAAGAAAAATCTCCTTGTAGAGACTGTGGGAAGTTTTATCCATACTATGTCATGGATTTTGACCACGTCCGTGGCAAGAAGCATGCAAATGTTATGGAACTTATTCCCACATTGTCTAAAAAGAAGATAGATGAAGAAATTGCTAAATGTGAGATCGTATGTTCTAATTGTCATCGTATTAGGACACATATGAGACGTATAGCTAAAAAGAGTAAATAGTCTCTTCTATCGCCGCCGTCGCACTTTTTCGGACTCACTTTTCAATTCGCACTTTATTTAGTATACTTATAATATAATGGACCATAGCTCAGTTGGCAGAGCGTAGAGCTGTTAACTCTAATGTCCCAGGTTCGAGCCCTGGTGGTCCAGCAAACTCTTCGTAGCTCAGAGGACAGAGCATTCGGTTTCTACCCGACTGGTCGCAGGTTCGACTCCTGCCGAAGAGACTATATTATCTACTTACTTCTTCCCAATCAAGCGATGCAAAAATATTAGCATTTGCTGCACTTGCTGCTGCAACTACAGATATCTCAAACCCTTGAGGTGTAAATGTATTTCTTTCTAATTGAAATTTAAATAAAGCTTCTTTTAATATATCTATAGTTCCAGAGCTTTGATTAGATCCACTTATAAAACCAGATGCCAATATTCTACCGCCAGTAATTGATGTTGCTGTTAAATTGTATTCTAATGAGCTATCTTCTCCAGCAGAAACCCAAGTTCCTCCACTAGTAGTTCCAGAAGCAACAATTTGCCATTGATAGTTTGTATTATTTGATGCTGCCATAATAGAAAGAGCTGTTAATATTGCAATTGCATCTAGATAATTTGATTTCAATCTAATTGAAACAATTGGATAATATGTTCCAGTAACAGCAAGTACCGTTGGAGTAGTTACTGGTGTTGCTACAGCTTGCTGCATACCGTTAAGTTCATATCCACCTTCACTAATTACAGTTGAGCAGATTTGTTTTAACGTGCTACTTGAGGCGGTGCCTGTTAGATTTTTAATTTCATATCTTAATGGTAAAGATGCTGTGGTTATATAGGTAGAAGATATCTTATTTGCGTGGTGAAAAGAATGACAGTGAATAAATAATCCATCAATAATGAATCCCATTCTAACGCTTCCTACTCCAAGCCATTCGAAGTCCATCCATAGAATCTGAGCCTTGGTTAAATCTAATGTTATTCCAGAAGGACCAGTTCCATCAAGTTTGTCTATATTCCACTCAGATTGAGTTTTTACAGTTTCTACAATTTCTCCAGTATTGTAACTTCTTCTGACAAAAGAAGCAGTTGATGATTCTAGCTGGAAGTAAAATCCGTTTTGAGATCCAAAATAGCCGATTCTTTGTCTAAGTCCAGATTTTGCTGGAGATAGAACAAATGTATTTAAATTTAAAAGAGACTTTCCTGGTTGATAAGAAAATACTTTAGTTGTTTCTCTTATAATTTCAGAGCCAGAGCTTGAGTCTATAGCTAGGGTTATTAGTCCTTCATTAGCGCTAAAAGACTTTGTTCCTCCGCCAGTAATTTTAGTATTCCATAAACCATTATCTTTATATCTATGAGAAGAGTCAAACATGGTTAGCGGCAAAGATGTTCTTCCTCTTCCAAAGGCATCGCCATTTGTTAATTGATTAAAATTTATTTTTCCGTTGCTTGCAGATATAAGGGTCATTAGTCTTCAACCACCAATATTGCTATTCTTGAAGGAACAAAAGATACTGCGTATATTTCTTCATAAGCTGCTAGCTCGATACTTAAAGTTTGTTCTGGTAAAAGTCTAAATCCATAATCATCTGTAGAGACACTAGAATTTCCTATAAAAATATTCACATCGCATACATTTTGAAAGATTACAGAAGAGCGTGATCGTAACACATTCCAGTTAGTTAAATGTGTTGGAGATGACGATACATCTATTGTTTTATGTTTTAAGGTCATTACTACATTATACCGCTAAAAAGGACAAAACCCAATCAGAGGCGGATCCGATTGGGTTCTGCTGATCTTGCGATCATGTACTGGGAGCAAATTTTGGTGGGATGCTACAACCAGCACATATAGAGTATAAAATACTCTATATTTAAAGTCAAGCTTTTTAATCCCATAAGTGTTCTTGTTTTGGATCAAATCTCCATACAGATTCTTTGTATTTAACATTTTCAGTTAAGTCATACAGAATATCCATAAGCATTTTACACTCATCATGTTTCCAAGATAAGTTACACTGTCCATCTTCTACGTTAAGACACTTGTTTAAATATGACTCAATTTTTTCTACCATCCACTTTAAAGCTTCAGTGGCTTTAGATACATCTTCGTAAACGTTTTTTTCGGCCCTATTCATTTTATAGGCTATTTGGTCAGCATATATTTTTTTCACCATTCTCCTATCGGACATGAAGAATTTTTTTCTTTTAACATATCAAAAATTTTTTTCTCTTCGACCAGGCATTCCTGATCTGTTTCCATGTATAGACTGCAATTTTCGCATACAGAAATAACTTGTTTATAAAAATTTATATTATTATTTTGATCCATCATTGTCTTCATAGCCTGGAGTAAATGACGGGGCTGGACCCAGCAGGTAGCCTTGATTATGATATTCAACCATTTTTGATACATCTTCTGGACCCACAAGTTTATTTGCTATAAGTGTAAGTAGATCATAAATTCTATGTAGCATAATATAATTGACCATAGGTAAATTATCTTCTAAATTTTGTGGCTGTTCATTATTTTCAGTCATTTGGTCTTCCTAAGTCTTCCCAAAACTTTTCACGCCCCATAGCGTCAGTTTCTTTTATTGTTCCGCCATCAGTTTCTATATGATTCAACCGATCTTTTGAGTTCTCCATAAGATTCCAATCCCATATTATTTTTATACTGACAAGATAAACAGTATAGATAAATTATACCTTCGTTTGTTTCGTTACACATTAAAGGGCCTTGATCCATAGGACATTCAAGTCTAGGAACAAGGCCCTTCTCTGCGAGCAAAAGGTACTCAGACACGTACTGTATCTTCATGTACCTTCCTTTCTAATTTTTGAATTCTGCTAGGAATTCTCTATATCTTGCCCCATTAAGGGAAGACCATGATGACCAATCGATTCCGCCTTTAGTCATATAATACGTTATCTCTGCGTTAATTACTGGATCAAACAATAAAATGTTTGACTTTAGATCAAATTTTTCTTTACGATCAATGCCGAGTTCACCCAACATATTAATCTGAAAAATTCCGTAGGAACTGTCTCCAGTTTTCCTGTTACCATTGTAAGCCATAGGCCTTGAATTGGATTCTGACTTAGCAATAGCCCAAGCCTGTTTAAGGGCTTTTCCTTCAAAGCCAACAGCTGATAGAAGTTCTTTTAGTTCTTCGTCTGTTAGCATCTCAGAAGGCTTGTACACAGTAGTGCTGTACTTCTCTAAGGTTTCTTTCTTTAGTTGTACTGTTGATTTCACAGGTGTTTCTACCTGCAATGCTTGAGTTGCTGTTGGTCCAGGCTGGACAGTAAATAAAAATAATGTTATCATTCCTATATACGACCAGTTATGAGCAACATCGCTCAAACGTTGTTTTACTTTCTCCATTGGCATTTCCTCCTTTAGAGATAACGAACTATAATAATAACATTACTTGGCAGTAGGTGTCAAGCCAGTCAACCAGAAACTAATATGAATATATCACTATATATACCAAGATCAGGCCTAAACCCAGCAGTAGGCTTTGGTTATGCAGCACAACATATGGTTAAATCTTTACAAAGCTTAGGACATTCTGTTAGCTGGTCAAATCCAAATGCACAACTACAATTAAATTTTACACAACCACATTTGTATAAGAGACACAAAAATCAATATCAGATTGGTTATACTCCTTGGGAATCAACTGGAATGCGAAGAGACTGGGTCGATACATTAAATGATTGCGACGAAGTCTGGGCAACGTCTACTTGGAATGCTGATGTGTATAAAGAGAATGGCGTAGATAAAGATATAACTATTTACCCGCATGGTATAGAAGAAGTTTGGACTCCTTATAAAAGGCTTGTTGGAAATACGTTTAAGTTTTTGCATGTTGGGGAGCCATCTCCAAGAAAAAGCGGGCAGTTAGTTGTTGATACCTTTATCAAACTATTCGGTAATAACCCAAAGTATCATCTAACAGTTAAAGCTCATCATAGTTCTACTATAAGAATATATGATAAGTATATGCGTTTAGTTTCTCCGACAGATGTATATAGTAATATAACTATAGTTACAGATGAATATGAGATTGAGCAGTTGGTTAATTTATACCACCGTCATCATTGTTTGATTTATCCAACCTGGGGAGAAGGATTTGGTTTTATTCCAGCACAAGCCCTAGCATCTGGAATGCCTACAATAACGACATTCCCCTGGGCGGAGTATAAAGAATTTATTGGTCCGCTAAAGCTAAAGTCTACACTTACAACTGAGACTTTGCCTAAAGCAGTTGGTGATGCCCATGTTGGTCAGATGTTTAAACCAGATGAAAATCATTTAGCAGAACAAATGTTAGATGTTGTTGATAATTTTAAAGCATATGCAGGATACTATTTTTCTCAGTCGCCTGAAATACATGAAAAGTTCAATTGGATTAAGTTGACTAAGAATGCGTTTAGTCATTTAGAGGAAAAATTTTAATACCCCTTCCCCTTTATATTAAAGTTTGGTAGAATTAGACTTCAACTAAAAATTATATAACCGCAAGGCGGAGAAAAGGTGTTATTTTAAAAATGTCAAAAACTATTGCAAACCCATACGAAAACTTTATTGCTCTGTCTCGCTATGCTAGATGGATTCCAGAAGAAGGCCGACGTGAGACATGGGGAGAGACAGTAGATAGATATTTTTCTTTCATGATTGATCACCTAAAAGAAAACTATAATTATATTCCAACTGAAAAGCTTGTTGCGGAATTAAAAGAGGCTGTATTCAATAGGAATGTTATGCCATCAATGCGAGCAGTAATGACTTCTGGAGCAGCATTAGATAGAGATCACGTAGCTGGATATAACTGTTCATTTGTTCCAGTAGATAACCCTCGTTCATTTGATGAGACAATGTATATTCTTATGTGTGGAACAGGTGTTGGCTTCTCTGTTGAATATAAATATGTTAACAAGCTTCCTGCCGTCCCAGAGTCACTAGAAAAGTCAGATACAGTAATTGTTGTAGAAGATTCAAAGCAGGGATGGGCAAAGGCTTATCGTGAACTCTTGGCTTTGCTATGGACAGGACATATTCCAGCAATCGATGTATCTAAAGTTCGTCCAGCAGGAGCAAGACTTAAAACAATGGGTGGACGTTCATCTGGACCGCAACCACTTGTTAATCTTTTTGATTTTACAATTGCAAAGTTTAAGAATGCAGTAGGTCGTCAACTAAAGCCTATTGAGGCACACGACATTATGTGTAAGATTGGTGAAGTGGTAGTTGTCGGCGGAGTAAGACGTTCTGCCATGATTTCTCTTTCTAATATTAACGATATTGAAATGGCAGCAGCCAAGTCTGGTAACTGGTGGGAAAATAATACCCAACGTGCACTTTCAAATAATTCAGTGGCATATTCTCGTAAGCCACAAATGGAGCAGTTTATTGCAGAATGGAAGAATCTGTATGATTCAAAATCGGGAGAACGAGGTATATACAACGTGGCCGCAGCTCAAGCCCAAGCAGCCAAGTATGGAAGAAGAGATCCAGATATACACTATGGAACTAACCCTTGTTCAGAGATTATTCTACGTCCTTACCAGTTTTGTAACCTTTCAGAAGTCGTACTACGTGAAAATGATACAAAGAAAGATATTGAACGTAAAGTAGAACTTGCTACAATTCTTGGAACATGGCAGTCCACTCTAACAGATTTTAAATATCTTCGTAAAATTTGGAAAGACAACACAGAAGAAGAGCGTCTGCTTGGGGTGTCTTTGACTGGACAATTTGGACACAAGTTTATGTCAGGTAAAGAAGATCTTGTTTCACTAGAAGCTTTTTTAATGACTCTTAGAGAATCAGCAAGAGCAAAGAATAAAGATGAGGCTGGGAAAATTGGGATTCCAGAGTCTGCCGCTATTACATGCGTAAAGCCATCTGGAACAGTATCTCAATTGGTCGGGGTGTCTTCAGGAATGCATGCTTGGCATTCTCCATATTATATTCGTACAGTACGTGGCTCAAAAGGAGATCCAATTTCTACATTTTTGAAAGAAGTTGGAATTCCCGTAGAAGATGATGTAATGAAGCCAAACGATACATATGTATTCTCATTTCCAGTTAAAGCACCAGAAGGTGCAATTGTTAGAAATGATTTAACCGCTATTGAGCATCTAAATATTTGGTTGGTTTATCAACGTGCATGGTGTGAGCATAAACCATCTATTACAGTTTCTGTAAAAGAAGATGAGTGGATGGAAGTTGGGGCCTGGGTATATAAGCATTTTGATGAGGTGTCTGGAATTTCATTCCTTCCTCATTCAGATCACTCATATAAGCAGGCGCCGTATCAAGAAGTCACAAAAGAAGAATACGAGGCGCTCCTTGCAAAAATGCCAAATGATATTCGCTGGGAAGACTTATCTTTTTATGAAACAGAAGATGGAACTTCAACAAATGCCACTCTAGCCTGTACTTCAGACGGAAATTGCGAGATTGTAGACATTTCCGCTTAAAGGGTATATAATAAATATTGGGGTAACTCCCAAAATTCCTGGGCATAAGGCCCAGAAATAAGGAGGATCTTATGAAACAAGATCTTAACAATGATGGAAAGGTAACTATGCAAGAGAAAATTCTAGCAGCGTTAGCAAGCTATGGTCGTCACTTTTTGGGTGCAGCCATTGCTCTTTACATGACTGGAAATACTGACCCAGGAGACTTAATCAAGGGTGGTATTGCAGCCATTTTGCCAGTAATTCTTAAAGCGCTTAATACTAATGAGCCAGCTTTTGGATTTACTAAGAAGTAAATTTAACAAGTAATTAGGATGGCTCCTATGCTAAAATGAGCATAGGAGTTTTCCTATTTAGGAGATTTAGCAAATGGCAGGACAAAGAAATTTTGAAGTAGATCAAAATACTACTTTTACTTTTACAGTTGAATATAAGGACAATGACGGTGACCCTATTGTGCTTACTAACTGTTCTGCAAAAATGCAGGTTCGTGATACAAAGGGTGGCAGCAAATTAGCCTTTTCTCTTACTTCTCCATCTGGCGGAATAATTATTGATGAGCCTAATGGAAAATTGACTATTAAGATGACTCCAACTCAAACAAATAAATTATTTTATCCAAAGTCTTCGTATGACATTATGTTGACTGATAGCAATCTAAATAAAACAAAATTGCTTGAAGGATTTATTAGTCTAAGTAGATCGGTAACATTATAATGCCTATTACAAATAATAATAATAATCCTACGGTTGTAGTAACAGAACAGGTAAACAAGGTTCTTGTTGCCTCCCCTGGTCCACAGGGTCCCCGTGGAAAAACTATTTTAAATGGCAATGGTGCCCCAGCAGACAATTTGGGATTTGATGGAGACTTTTATTATGACAAAGAAACAACAAGATTTTATGGACCAAAGCCACTAGATGGCTCTTGGGCTGGAGCAAACAACTTCCTTTTAAACAGGGAATATTTCCTTGATTTCTCTTGGGAAATGGCTCAGTTGGTAGGCCCAGTAAATGGGGTTTATTCTATTGAAATTGATCATGGGCTAGGATTTCATCCAAACGTCACGGTAAAAACAAGTGGCGGAGATATATTAGAAACAGGAATAGACTATAATAGTATTAATAAAATAACACTGATAATGGCTCAACCATTCTCAGGGACAGCATATCTGTCTTAGAGGAGCAAAGTAAATGGCAAGAAAATTTGTAGTTAGTATTGATCTTAACAGAAATGAACTTATCAATGCTAAAATTCACAACTTACCTGCGGCCCCAACACTATATACACTTGGTCAGATTTACTACAATACAACTGATAACAAGATGTATTACTACAATGGGCTGGAAGCACCTAATGGTCCATGGATGCCAATGTCTGGCTCCGAAGAGGTTATTCAAGATGTAATCTATAGCACTCTTCAAGAGGGCGAGGGCATAGATCTTTCCTATAATGATCCAGCAGGAACTTTAACTATATCAGTAGAAGATGCTAGCACATCAAATAAAGGTGCCGCATCATTTAATTCAGATGACTTTAATGTAAACACTGGACATGTAGAACTTGAAGACACAGTTGTAAAATCTGTAACAACAGATTCTGGCGCACTAACTCCTTCATCACACGGAATATCAATTCTAGGCGGAGAAGGAATTGATGTAACCCATACTGGAACATCAATTACTGTAGCTGGAGAAGATGCATCTACAACAAATAAAGGTGTGGCTTCTTTTGCAACAGCAGACTTTAATGTAACATCTGGCGCAGTATCGATCAAAAACGTAGACCTTGGCTCACAAACCACTGGTAATTACGTTGCCACTATTGCTGGAACAGAAAATGAAATTACAGTAAGTGGTTCTGGATCAGAAACCGCAGCAGTAACAATAGGATTACCAGATAACGTAACTATCACAAATAACTTAAATGTTGGTGGAGACCTAAACGTATCTGGATCAATTAACTCTGTTAATACCACTCAAGTTAATATATCTGATAACTATATTAACCTTAACAGCGATATGCCAGAAGAGAATACTCCTTCTGTAGATGCTGGAATTAAAGTCCATCGTGGAATAGAAGCAGATGTTGACATAAAATGGAATGAAACGTCAAATGAGTGGCAACTAACAAATGATGGATCAAACTACTATGGAATAACAAGAAAGTTTTCTAGTGTACTTTCAACTTCAGCAACAACATATATGGTTGCTCATAACTTAAATACTAGAGATGTTGTTGTTCAGATATACGAAACTGGATCTCCATATGCTCAAATAGAAGCAGATGTTGAGCACACTAACTTAAATGAAATTACAATAAAGTTTGCAGTTGCTCCTTCAGCAGGAGAATATAGGGTGGTTGTAACAGGATAATGGCAATTAAATATAAGGTCCCTTTAAATTTAGCTGGAATAGCAACAGATCCATCTAATCAACCAATTGGAAGTATTTACTATAATACTGTAAGCAATAAGATAAGAGTATTGACAGATATTGGATGGCAAAATGCATCTGTAGATTTAACTGCAGCTGGAAATACTTCTTACTACTCACCCCTTGCCCCTTCTGATGTTCAGGGCACAGACGGAGATGTTTACTTTGACACACAAACTTTAACAGTTTATAGAAAGCTAAATGGAACATGGGGATCTGGAACAGAAGTAAACGTTTACGTAAAGGCAGAAGTTGATCAATTAATTTCAGATGTGGAGGCTTTAGCTCTTGCTGGGCTATAAAATAATATGACACTAAATTTTTCTAATATTGAATCTGTAATATCAAACCGAATAGGTGCTTTAACAGTTACAGTTACCGCCGCATCTTCAAACGGAACAACCGTAACATATATTGCAAATAACAATTTTTCTGCTGGCCAATCAGTTAGTATAACTGGTCTTTCAACCGCAGCTTTTAATTTACAAAATGTAAGTATAGCTTCTGCAAACACAACACAGTTTACGGTAACAAGCTCTGCAACTGGAACAGCTGTTACTGGAGCAAGTGGCTCAGCCGTTATCAATATTGATACGAAGGAACTGCTTTTGCAGATGAAAGCAATTGAGTCTGCAACAACAAACCTATCACTTGGCAAAGTTGTTTCAGAAGGTATTTTTCAGCAAGCTTCTCTTACATCAATTGCAAATCAGATAAATGCAGATATTGCAGATTTTCAAGATGACATTCAAAGTCTTTATGACGCAATAAATAATGCTGGAAATGTTACTGTTGGATCAACACAAACAATTACTGGTCAAAAAACAATAACTTCTCCAATTCTTACTGGAACACCAACGGCTCCAACTGCAGCTGCTGGAACAAATACAACACAAATAGCAACCACAGCCTTCGTAATATCTGAAGTCTCTACTGGTATATCTAATTTAATAGCTTCTTCACCTGCTCTATTAAATACATTACAAGAATTAGCGGCAGCTATAAATAATGATCCAACATTTTTTACTACAGTTGCTAATGGACTATCTACAAAAGCACCAATTAATAGTCCAACGTTTACAGGAACAGTAACACTACCTTCTGGAACATCTGGTGCAAATTTAATTAATATTCCAAATTCTGCTTTAACTAACTCGTCTATGACGATAAATGGAACATCAATTTCTTTAGGAGGCAGCGGAAGCACATATCCAAACCAGACCTCAAATTCTGGCAAATTTTTAACCACGGATGGCTCATCTGCAGCTTGGGGAACACCATTTTATCAGGTTATAGAGCAAGACAATACTCCAACTGTAAGCCAAAGACTTAAGTTGAATTTTGTCGGGGCTACCGTTACAGATGACTTGACTAATAACCGCACAACAGTTACAATTAATTCATCTGGGGGCATGAGCGGGTATGCTCTCGTCAAACAAGTTGAAGCAATAACAGGAATACAAATTCTATAGGAATAGGGGTACAATATGCCAAATTATACTAGTTTATCATCACAGATAGACGCAGTTAAATCAGAAATTACTGCTAGTTTAGCAGCAAGCGTTTATAGCGCTCAGGATTTAGTTTTCGTTGCTTCAGCACTTAAAACATTAGGCGGAATGCTAGGAGTCGATGACATTGTTCAGGCTTCTGCAGATGCACAAGATTCACTCTCTGGACTAGTTTCAGATATTTTAGACGGTTCAGCTCCAGCAGTTGCTGGTCAACTTTATGTAGGAGATGCTCCACAAGCATGGAATACATCAGCAGATCTTACAAACCCAGTAGCAGTTTTCAGATATGATTCTGGTACAAATGATTCATCTTTTGCTCAGGTAGCATTTAATAATGATGACCCAACTTCTTCAACAGATATAATTGTTTACTCTTCTAACGGTAACGATACATCTGGTTGGACAGGTATGGGTATGACAGGAAATGCATTTGACGATGCAACATTTGGAATTACTGGTCCACATGATGGATATATTTTTACATCAGCAAAGGCTCCTTTAACAGCAACAATTACTAATAAGGGCCTAGCATCAAACGTTGCTACAATTACAACTTCGGCAGCACATGGATTTACAACTGGAAAAACTGTAAAAATCGAAGGTGTTGATTCAACATTTAACGGAACTTATGAGATTACAGGAACTCCAACAACAGTAACATTTACATACGCAAAAACTGCTTCTCCAGTTTCAACTACATCAGCAAGCGGATCAGCAACGATGTACTTTGGAAAAGGAAATTTGGTATTAGCAACAGACAGCACTGGTTCAGAAAATGCAATTATTATTGCAGCTGGAGGATATGCCTCTGGAGATACACAGGTTGCAATTGTTCCAAATGTCAGCGTTCACGTTGAAATTCCAACCCCATCAGTAAGCCCATCAACTGGAGCAGTTACTGTTGTGGGTGGAGTAGGAATTAATGGTGATCTTAATATTGCTGGAGATGTTAATATTAACGGTACAATCTCATTTGCAGGAGGCGGAACCACAGTTGTTTCTGAGAATCTTGCAGTCACAGATCCAGCAATTTTCGTAGCAAATGGAAACACTGGAAACCTAGTAGACCTATCATTTGTAGGAACATATACAGTGGGTGGAAATACTAAGTATACAGCACTATCTAAGGATGCAACAGACGGAGTTTGGAAGCTTGCTTCTAATATAACAACTCAGCCAACCACTACAATTAACTATGCAGAAGCTGGCGTAACTCTAGATAGATTGCAACTAGATCAAGTAATAATTAATTCAGCACCAACAATAAATTCTCATGCAACAACAAAACAATATGTAGATGCTCAAGAGTGGAACAATACAGTTCTAAGCTTAGCATTAGCAATATAAATAAGGCTAACGGAGGTAAAAAATGCCAACTAATAACATGAAAAGACTCTCGAGAGGGTCTTTGACAACATCAGAAACAACACTGTATACAACACCATCAGGTGGACAGGCAGTTGTTACTAATATTGTTTTAACAAATACAACTAGCTCTGCTATTACAGCAACAATAAAGCTTGGTACACACGAAGTTCTAAATGCATCTTCCGTTGCTGCTAATGGAGTCCTAGCATTCGATCTTCGCCAAACACTGGAGAGTGCAGAAGCTATTTCTGGATTTGCTTCAGCTGTGGGCTTAAAAGCACACATTTCTGGCGTGGAGGTAACAGCATAAAATGGGTATCTTAACATTAAATAATCAGTCGGGAGAATCTGCAGCTGGTAGTATTCTATATAGCTTTACACCAGAAGCAGGCGCAGAGTACACCACACCACTTTGCACCGAAGACGCTATCTATAAATTTGCTGTAAACTTTACAGACACAGAATCAAATAACGGCGTGGTAATTGAAATTTATGCTGTTGGAAACAATACTGTTCCAGTTAGCACAATTTCACTATTTTCAGATGAACCATACGCATTCCCATCCCCTATTGGAAAAATTCGTGTGCTTTCTGCTGGAAACTCAAGTGCAGGAAACTATCGTGACGATAGAACGACTTTAACAATATCACGTAGCGTAAAGGTAGCACCAAATAGAACATCAACAAATAACGATGGATTTGGAGATATCTTTGTTCACGTAGAAGCTCACAATGACTGGACAGAAAGCGGATCAACTAGATCTGGTTATGGCTGGGGAGATACTCGACGTTGGCAGGGATGGTCTTATAACTGGAACTACACTGGCGTATATAGAATTGCTCGCTCTGGTGAGCAGGCATCTATTAGATGGCAATATAAGCCACACACTTCACAGACATGGCAGAACCTTGCTAATTTCCCATCAGACCCAGAACTTGGATCATCTACTAGATTTACTCAGGGGGAAATCTACGATACAGAAAACTTTACTTACGTAATTTTCCGTTGCGATACTACAACTACTTCACAAACAGTATCTAATACTGTAGATAATACGACAGTATATAGTGGAAATTTTAACGTATATTTAGCACGTTATAACAAGAGCGGTAACACATGGAACATGCTTGGAGCATATGCTATAACAACTTATGGTAACCCATCATTTACAGTGGGACCACGTAAGTTCTTTATCGCACAGGATAACTCAGGAATCTCTTACTTGTTCCCATACGGAACATCAAATGAGAGAACTTCTAATACATTCTTTAGATATAATCTAACAACTGGAGCTAGAAGCCAGGCATCAGATGCCGCTAATCCATGGAATGACGGCGCCTTTATTGGTACTGGACTTACAGGAAGCACATCAGCATTCTTTGCTAGCCCAACAAATACTGGAGTTACTGGAGCAGATACCTCTACAAGAGATTATGTTTCATATAATCCTCTAACAAATACATGGACAGTTGTTGCTGCTCCATCAAGAGTTGGAGAAGCTTCTGCTTATAACAGAGGTGGAACTCCGTTTAGATATAGTTCAAATGAGGTCGGCCTTATTGGACGTAGAACATATACTACAAACAACGTGGCTCCTTCATCAACAGATAGATAT